AAACCTTTCCTGTAGACGTTCCACCGTTGCCGCAGTACTTTCCCCGGTTATTGCCTTAACCATAAGTTGTGGATGCCACTTAATAATATCGAAAACATCCTTTGGCAACGTCATCAGGTTTGGCTCCTTGCCAATTTTTTTTGCCATTGCTATCTTTGCATCATCCACAACCTGAATAGGTTCTGAGTTCGCAAGGTCAGAGAACTGATCGGTTCCGCTCAGGGTGATTTTGTTTCCCGTGGGGTAATTATTAACGTCGAAAAGCCTTTCCGCATTTTCGATTTCCACATCCATCATAACACCCTGTTTTGCCAATTTCGCCAATCGTATTTTTAGATCATTAGTAATAGGAGTATCTGTGTGTTCTTTGTCGAACTGTCGTACATTGTCCCTGGGTTCAATTTGAATGTTAATATAGTCTGGCCCTACCATTCTGACTATATTGCTTGATGCTAATTCAGCCCGCCGTGATTGATACCGCTTGAACATATCCTTTCCGAACTTCTTCACGCGCAGGGGCGTTCCGGCCACCTTGATTTCCGGGAATATTCGTCCGCTAACGAATTCAGGCGGTTCAAAACCTTGAACGATTCGTTTTAATGTTATGTATTCAGGCATTATTTACCTCCTTGCGCTTCTCTCAGCGCATCTTCATAACTATAGTTTTTGCTTTGCTGGATCGCCCTGGCCTTGCGGTCAAGTTCCAGGTCTTCTGAATCCACTTTTTCGGAAAACTCGATATCATCCACCGGTGTTTTTCCACCAATGGGAAGGGGATCGAGGGGAATCTGTGGTTTCAGGCTTTTCAGGTATCGTCTCACGAACGCACCCAGGGTTTCTTTTTCCCCGGTGCCTTCGGTGAAATCGAATGATTCATCATCGGTGTCGAGCCTGGCCAGCAGGGTTTTCATTCCGGGCATGAATTTGGGAATGATTGTTCCGGGGGGGAGACCCTCACAGAAATCAGCGGCCTCTTTTACCCGGTTTTCCGCTTCCATTTCCTTCAGACGGGCTTCTGCCTCATCTGCCCGCTGTTTTTCCTTGTCTGCCCGACCTTTTTCAGCAACAAACTTTTCTGCAAAATCGGCAGACGACTCTTGATCTTTTTCCTTTCCAGGAATTTTGTCTTTACTCAATTTGTCCTCCTTACCGGGTGTATCTTCCCCGGATTTATTTTCATTGAAGTTATTGTTTTGCTCTTTGATTATTGGAAAGTGGGTAATGAAGTCGATAGTGCCGGTGTTGATTGCGCTGTCGGCGTCACTATAGCCTGTAATGCTGGCAATTAATTCTTTGACCTTCTGGAGAATATTCCCGATACTTTTGAATTTGTCTTCTACGGTAAATATGTCAATTTCCGAGAAATCAAAGCATAGTAGAATATCATCATCGGTGATGGCCTCTTCAAAATTCGCATAAGCTTCAACCGGGAATTCTCCCAGCCCAGGGATTGCAGGTATTGGAACAAAACCTACGTGCCGGAGTGACCTGTTAGGGCGAATCGAGGGGCTTATAAATTTGAATTCTTTTTTCTTTAATTTTTCAATGAAGTCTGCCGGGATTTCTTTTGCTTTTGCAAAGAGAAATTTTCCGACTGTTTTCAGCTCATCGATCCACCCTCTTGCGGGTGCAGAATCTTCCAGATGCCCGGTTATCATTGGAGCTTCCTTGAATTCTGCATTTTCCCTGTTATAGTTCTTTTTAATATCATTCAGATATGCTTCATCAAAGTGATGCTCCCTTCCTTTTGAATCCAGGAACCGGCCGGTTCGTAGTATCGGAAACCAGCCTTTCTTTTTTAGCTCTTCAATTTCGTTCATCTTTACCTCACTTTGTAATTTTGACTTCCATCCAGGGATACCTGGCCATGATGCGATGCCTGACGGAACATCGCCAGTTTTCCCGGAGATGTTTCCAGTACCCGGTCCCTTCAAATCCGACACCGGGGTCGATATGATCGAAATCGGGTGTGTCAACTTTTTGCTCTGCCAAATCCCAGTTGGGGAAAAGGCCATGAACTACATGCCAGAAAGCATGTTCCAGCATTTCCCACCTATCTTTCATTTTTATTGGTTCCATATTACCTCCTTTTTTACTTCGTGGTCCTTCGCGTTCTTCGCGGCTAAATTTAAAAAGATTAAAATCGGGGGTTGAGACATCTGGTGTTTTTGGGTGAGATTCACCATTTCCTTTAAGACCCCTTTAAGGGTATTTAAAACCCCCTTTAAATGGCCTTTAAGGGCTTTAAAACCGATTTTTAAAAAGACTTTTATAACGCTCGTTTCGGGAAACGGGCGCGGGAATGCCACTTTAATTCGTTTAAAATTGCCCCGGCATAGGGTAAGCCCCATCTTTAAATTTTTCGTCAATATTTGGGGCATTTCTGCGATTTTTGAGGGGGCAGATGTTTTTAAATTTGTTTTCATCTAGGCTGCCCTCCTGATAGTGGCGTTTAAATTTAAAGATTTTTCTTTAAATTCCTTTAAAAGCCTGATAACATTGCCTTTCAAATTTTCAACAGGAGAGGTTTCAAACCCTTGATCCGGTTGAAGTGCATTCGCCCGCCTCCTGAAATCATCATCGATGTTTTCAAATTGCTTTTGCGAGGCTATGGTGATCCGGCAGCGGCAATTGAAACCGCAGGGGGGATACCAGGATGACCATATCGGATCGTCATACCTGGCAACATACCCGTGCATGCCCGCGTGACTTTCCCTGGTTTTCCCATCCATTACCGCTGAAAACCGCCAATTAGGAAACCGCTTAACATTTCGAAGTAATGCAACGCCGTTTTGATAATTCAGGGCATTAAACATATTGGTGTTGAATGCGGTTTTCATGTGCCCGAAGAATTGCTTTGTCCCTGATACCTCGAATAGTTCTTTTGCAAACATCCGGAAGGTTTTTCCTTTTTCCAGGGCTTCGATCATTTTTTCTTTTACGAAATTAATCAACCCGGTATCTTCCAACTGGGAGACGTAGAATGCATATTGTTTCATCTCCCCATCGATACTATTCCAGACGGCTTTGGGGATAGGAAGCTTTCGTTTGAAGTACCGGATTGCTTCATCCGGGTGCCCGAAGTGGAATTTATTGTCGATGTCCAGTTCTGCAAATTCACTTGACCCGCCGGCAGCTTCGATTTGTTTTTGTACCGACCTTTCACCCAACAGTGCGGCGGCGGTCAGGCATTTTTGCCAGAAGTCTGCTGATCGTGTGGATTTGTATTTTTCCAGGGCCAGGATTGCTTTTTTCCAATCACCGGCCTTTTCGAGTATATTTTGCAACCCTTTCAGGTCGATTGTATCTTCCAGTAAATCTTCCCATAGATCGCCCCAGGCATCGATGGTGTCGTTGTCTGCCATGACAACCCGGTCAATGTCATCGATGTCACGTGCGGAGAACTCCGCGAAGTCGGAAGTGGGCCCAGGCTGATCAGCGGCTTGTGGGTGAATACTTTCACCGGACATAATCTTTTCTTTTATGCTGCCCCACCTATATAGTTCGCCTCGAAAAACAACTATATCGTCATCACCAGGGTCTTGCCAGTTATACTTGCCTTTAAGATCATTGATTCGTACCGGCAAAATATTGGTCAGGATTTGATCCCTTTCCGCGCTTTCTTTTCCCGTGTCCTCTGTTTCATATTGTATTTTGAACCGGTATTGGGCAGTGGAATTTGTATTCCACTGTACCAGCGGGAATACAACTTGATTGGATATTTCGTCTGCGATCCAGAGCGCGTCATCTTCGACTGCTTGGTCGGTGAGGTCTTTGTGAACATCGGCATGGGCTTTTGTCCCGAATTGTGCTTCATTTGATGTCAATACGGAAAGGAGGATTACTTTTGACAGGCACCTGTCACAATACTTGACAAAGGACTCATATGTATCGGCAGCCCCGCCGCGTTTGGCTTCCAGGAGTTCGATGACCCATTCCTGGGGTATAGTGACTGCCATGTCGTTTTGTATTGCCTGGCAGCAGGATAGAAGCGCATCTTTTGTTTCCTTGTCATTGACCGATGACGGATACTTTCCTACAACAGTTGGCTGGCCGAACTTTTCCAGGTAGTTGGACCAGAACAACCAACCGTGTTTTTTGAAGAACCATGGCCAGAAAGCATCGGTGAGAAGACTCCTGCCATAGCGATTACCTTTGCGCATATCGAAGGTCGCACATAGGACTCTATATTCCCATACCGGCTTTGTTTCATTTTCGTCCGTCAGGAAAAATAAACCCCATTCTTTTGTGAATGTGAATTTCTTTTGATCGTGCCCCAATACGGACGGTAGGACAATTTTTCCTTCTATTTGTTCCCAGTTCAGTTCGCATATTGAGAAACCCAATACCAGGGCATCCTGGATTTCTTTCACAAGCGTGCGGTATATTGGCCTGATTATGTTTTCAATTTCCTTTGCATATTTGATATCGCTTTCATTTCCGTTTTCGCAGATGACGTTCCAGGCAAATGACCTGACTTTCAATTTGCGGGCCTGGAGGTCGGACCCGATTTGACTGTCCGATTCCATTTCCCGGAACAATTCCAGGCCCAGCCGCATTCCTTCTTTTGTTTTTTGAAGCGTCCGGTTCGGGTTTTCCATGGCTTCTGTGAATTGTGTGAATTTTTTGAAATCTCTTTTTGCTGACTTGAATAACGGCTCCAGGGCCTTTTTATCTGCTTTTCGTTTATTTGCGTCTTTTTTCGCCATTAGAACCACTCCTGTCTCAGGCTGGCTGAGATTCGTTTATTCCCCATCATGTATCCTGTATTTGTTTCATCATTCATTGTCATTGCTCTTTTACCGGCAGATTTATACTCGAATTTTCCGCGGCCACTCATCGGTGCCGTCATTGCCAGTTCCCAGGCGTCGGCGGCATCGTCATTTTCTCTTGTGCCAAGAGAATTCAACTGGGTGATTAGAATCCCCTGGTGAGAATGATTTTTTGCAAAGAATACCAACCCCC